CAATAATTAATGATATTTGTGAAGAATTAACTGACTTTTATTCTTTGTTAAAAGAAGAGAATGAAAGAGAAGATTTTAAAAAAGAATTATATGAATACGCTAATAACTGGGAGAAAATACCTAAATATATTAAAATTTTTGAAAACGAACTAATTGATTTGTATAGGGATTTTAAGGAAAATAAAATCACAAAAAAAGAACTTGAAAAAAATATAAACACTATCTTACTGAATAAAGAAGATCAATTTAATGGTTTGTTTTTAAAAAAATTCTGCTTAGACGAAAAAAATCTATTAAAACAAATTATAAAAAATTTAATTTCAAAAATTCAAAGAACAAAAAAAATCGAACAAGAAAGAGGAACTTTACCAGCAGGAGACTTGCATAAAAATATTGAAACTGCTTTTAGAAGTGGATTTTACATGCACTTTCGTGATGTTATGAATTTTAACGGAAGTAAATATAAAATAAGTTTACCGAAGAAAATAGCAAACTATTATTTTGTAAGAGAGTTTTGTTATGGTTCAATGTTTCGTTTTAATTCAAATGGACATTTTAATATTCCTTATGGAGGAATAGGATATAATGCTAAAGATTTTAGAAAAAAAGTTGATTACATTTTCAGTGATGAAGTAAAAAAAATATTCCAAAATACAATTATAAAAAATAAAGATTTTGAAGATTTTTTTAATGAATTTGAGTTTTCTAAAAAAGATTTTATTTTCCTTGACCCTCCTTATGATACAGACTTTAGCGATTATGAAAAAAAATCATTTGATAAAAAAGATCAAGAAAGATTGGCAAAATGTTTATACAAAACAAAAGCTAATTTTATTTTGATAATTAAAAAAACAGATTTTATTCATGACCTTTATAATAACAAAAAGAATATTAAAATTGATAGTTTTGAAAAATGCTATTTATATAATGTGAAAGGTAGAAATGATAGAGATGTAGAACATTTAATTATCTACAATTTTTAAATATGAAAGAAATAAATAAAATTATTCATGGAAATTGTATAGAAGAATTAAAAAAAATTCCTGATAATTCAATAGATTTAATTTTTGCAGACCCTCCATATTATTTACAATTACCTAAAGGAAAGAGATTAAAAAGAGCGAATGGAACTGAAGTCATTCCAGTTGATGATGAATGGGATAAATTTGAAAGTTATGAAGATTATGATAATTTTACAAAGTCTTGGCTTTCTGAGTGTCAAAGAATAATAAAGCCAACTGGTTCAATTTGGGTAATCGGAATGTATCACAATATTTTTAGAGTTGGTACTATTATGCAAAATTTAGGAATTTGGTTTTTAAATGATGTAATTTGGATAAAAACAGATGCACTTCCAAATTTAAACGGAAGAAGGTTTACAAATAATCACGAAACTTTGATTTGGGCTATAAAAGATAAAACTCACAAAAACCGAAAGGTTTATAAAACAAACTAACAAACAAGATATAAATATGGTTAAGATATATAATATTCACTCAAACACTATTTCTAAAGATGATTTAGTAGAATTATCTAAATCTTTAGAATCAGGAAAAGATGTTTATTTACTGAATGAAGATTTTAGATATGAAATAATTGATTTTGATAAATTACAAATAACAAAATCTAAAAATTATGTTAAAAACATTTATGCTTTTTATATAAAAATAAAAAATACCTTTAAAAAAAGAAATGTTTTAAAGGGAGGTAAAAAAGATGAGTAGATTTGTTACAGGTAAAAAACAAGCAAAAAGAAATGTTTATACTGCTACAGGTAGTAATCCTCATGATGTGTCAAGCACCCCAAGTACGGATTTCGTCAAATACATTAAAGACGACGCAGTTCTTAACTCTAATTTAAGACAACTTCAAGATGGTGTGTTTGAGAATTATCCACGAGTGGATGAAAATAAAAACCCTAACGCAAAAGAACAGAATGAACAACTACAAAAAGTAGGATTTGGTAAGAAATTCAAAAATCAGTTTGCAGCTATATGGCATAATGGTAATAAATATTTTGAGATTGATGTATTAGGTAATAAATTAATAGGATTCTATGAGATTGATGCTGAGACTATGACTGCTGTTGAGAATGATAATGGAGAGATTGTTGAATATAAACAAACTTTAGGTCCTAATGTTGATATAATCCTACCTAAAGAGAAAATAATTCACATTAAAGCACCAAGTTTAAGAACAGGAGCAATAGGTGAAGCTTTATTAACTCCTTTAAAGTATCCTTTAGCAAGAAAAAAAAGAGCTGAAAATATGATGGCAGGTATGCTTGAAAATTTACAAACTTTATTAACAATTAGACTTAGTGAATCTGATGATGACCAAGCAAAAGCAATTAAGAATGAATTAAGGGCAAAAAGAGAACCTACGGACTTACTTAGAATATTAACTTTACTTGAAGGGGAAGATGTGCAAAGATTAGACACTGGAACTACACTTAACTTCACAGCAATTCAAGATTATATTAACGCACAAAATGATGAGATTATAAGAGTAGTTCAAATCCCTCCTATTGTAGCAGGGACTGTGGATAACTCTAATAGAAGTAACTCTGAAATCCAAGAAAGGGCAGTATTTGGTAGAGTTGCACATGCTTGGCAGAATTTCTTTGTAAATGAACTTAATAATGAGTTCAGAGAGAAAGTAGGTTGGAAAGATGTTAGTTTTGAATTTCCTCAAGCAGATGATAGAAAACAAGAAGCCGCATTAGTTAGGGCTATGAAGTTTAAAGAACTAGGATATAAACCTGAAGCAATACATGAAGTATTAATGGAAGCGGGATTTAGGATTAAACCCGAGTTTATTGAAGAGGACAAAGATTTAGGTGTTAAGAAAGATATCGATGAGATGCCTTCAAGACAACCAAGACCTAAAGATGGTATTCCTCAAAACGAAGAAAAAAGACTTACTGATGTTAAGAACAAAACTAAAAAGGTGTCACAATGAAACAAGAAATATTTGACAAAGCATATTACCTTGCAAGAGAGAAACATTCAGTAATTGATTCTTTAGATATTGCTTCAAGAGTAATAAAAAATTACAAACCTGAAGTTACAGGTAAAAAGAGTTTTAGTTTAAACACAGAGAATTATAACTCAGGAAATATAATTGATATACTTGTAGGCTATCCTGAGAAAGATACGGAAGCTATTTATGGTGGAGTTGAGTTAGACCCTAGTGGTTGGAAGAATGTCCCTAAAAATCCACTTACATTCGATTTAAATCATTTTGGTTATGATGTAGTGCGAGGAGTTAGAAACGACCTTGAAGAAAAATGGCAAGACTTTAATGTTAAAGTATCTGATTGGTATTATGATGGAGAAGGATTAAAGGCAAAAGCATATATCCCTGAATCTGACAAGGGTAAAGAATTCTTAGACAAATATAAACGAGGAGAATTTGGAGTTAGTGTAGAATATAAGGGTTTAGAAGATGGTAAAATAATTAAAGATTGGGAAATTACTGGTGGAACATTCCATACTGACCCAAGTTACACAAAAACCAAACCTAAGAAATAATCTTTTCTATTTTTGTTCTTTCAAAAAGCAAAGGTTTATAAACTTAGGGATATATATTATATATATTGGTTAGATTTAACCAGTATTATATAAAATGGAAAAAGGACAAGAAAGAATTATTGAAGTGGCTAAGAATCATTTAGATAATCTAAAAGATAAACAAAAGATTCTAAAAAACAGGTTAGAATATATTAAATTGATAGATGATGTTCAATTTATGCCAAATAATCCTTCTAGAAAATTTGAAGAAGATGCTAATTATGTTATGACTGAGAGGGATTTATACTTGAACTCGTTAGAAACTGAGATTAACAAAATGGATGGACAAATTGAAGGTCAAGAAGAATTAATCTTTAAATTAAGTGAAGAGGGTATGAAACAATATGAAGAAGGACTTAAAAGAGAAAAAGAATACAACGACTTAGAATATAAAGTCCAAGAACTAGAACTAAAACTACAACAAAAAGAATAAATAATGGTATTTCAAAAAGGACATAAAAAAAAATCTAAAACTGTAGAAGAATTAGATAATAAAGAACAATATGGTTTAATTGAAGATGAATCTAAATTAAATGAAGATGAATACATCAATAAAGTAATGAAAGCTTTAGGTTATGAGAAAAAAAGGGCAATGAATTATAATTATTATATTAAATCAGGTATGAAAGTACAAAGTTTATTCAAAGAAAAAGAATTAAAAGAGATATTTAAAAATGAGTGAAGAAAAAATTGATATTACAAAACAAGCAGAAGATTTAGCAAACGAGAAATTAGCAAAACTTAACCAAGAAAAAGAATTAAGTAAGGTATCTGACCTTGAAGCTAAATTAGCCGAATATCAAAAGAAAGAACAAGAAGCCTTAGCCTTAGAAGAAGAGAAAAAGAAATCTGAAATTTCTAAAAGACTAGAAGAACTAGAAAAAGCTAGAGAAGAAGATAAAAAGTCTTATGAAGATAAATTAGAGAAATTATCTACTAGACAGTCTTCAGGTAAGGTTAAAACTGACCCTAAGGAAGCTTTGACTAGAGAAGAATACGAAGCAAACAAATCACAGTACAATCAAATATTAGCTAAACATATATTGGAGAATAAAACTCTTTAATATTTTATTTTTTAACAAAAAACTCAAGTTATATTCATTTATTCTAAAAACAACCGAAAGATTTATAAACTAAATGTGTTAATAAGTTATTCTTATGTTAGGGGCGCCCTGACTGACTTATAACAAATGGCTATAACAAACGCAAACACAATTAAACCTGGTGATTCAACAATCATCGCAGCAATTAGAGAATATTTCCAAGAAGATATTCAAAAAAAAGTATATGAAGCATCTATTTCTAGGAATTTACCTGGTGCAGTTACAATTGTAGCAAATTACGCACAAGGTGTAGCAGATAGATACCAATGGACAAAATCAAGTGGTATTACTACAACAGCAACTGATAGATATGATATTGCAAGTACAGATTTAAAACTACCTGTAGTTGAGTACGCAGTAACAAAAGATTATGTTGATGCAACTTTCAAAGGTGGAGTAGTATCTGAGAGAGAAGATGTAATGATGGACCAAGAAGCTTACATTATGGGCGATATTCAAGAATCTCTAGTTAATGATTTAGCTAAAAAAGAGAACGAATTATTCGCAACAGTAGTATTAGCAGGTACAGCAGTTACAGGTTCCACTTCAACTGTAGATTTAACAGTAACTTCAAGTAGATTTGGTGTAACTCAAATGAGAGCTGCAACAGCAGACCGAGGTACTTGTAGATATATTATAATGCATCCAAACATGACACAAGGTCTAGCGGATTTCATGAGTGACGCATCCAAAGCAGGAGACAACAGATTCTTAAGAGAAAATGTAGTTGGTATGTTACATGGAGCTAATGTTGTTCAATCTACATACGTTACAGATGGTAAAGTAGTTTACTTAGGTGACGATGCAGTAGTATTATTCGAAAGAAAACCTTACACATTAGCAGTTGCACAAGACCAAATTGACGACTTATTTTACAAGTTCGCTATCAAAGCAAGATTTGGTATGAAAATCAAAAGAGCTAACAGATGTTTAGTTGGAACTTTTGCTACAGAGATTATTTCATAAATAATCTTTTAATTTTAAAAAACACATTTTTTCTATTTATTTATAAACTCACTAATTATTTTATCAAAAAAAACGATAAGCATATAAAGATAGAAATACATATATAATAACAAATGGATAAAAAATTTATCGCAGCTGTAGTATTATCATTAATTGGTGGTGCAACCTTAGGGGCAACTTTGTTCCCTGTAGAAAAAGAAGTAGAAACAATTGTTAATAAGGCAATTGAAGTTCCAGTAATTGAATATCAAGAAATTTTAGTAGACGTGCCAGTAACTGAATATGTTAATATCACAAAAGAAGTTTTAGTTGATAACGAAAACCTTGATGAAGTATTAAAACATATTTATGACAATGAAGGTTCAGTAGAATATTTAGTTAACGATTTAGATGATGATGAATTAGATTTAATAGTAGATAGAATTGTATTCAGTAATGAAATTAAAACTTTATCTATCCAAGCAATTAAGGATGATTTAATTGATGAAATTGATGGTGAAATAGTCAATAGAGTAAAACTTCATGATAGATTAATTGAAAGATTAAAAATTAATGATGAAGAAGATGAAATTTTAATCAAAACTGTAGATTTTGAAGATAAAGATGCAGAAGTAGAAGTATTAGGTACATTTGAACAAGATGATATTAAATACAATTTTACTGCTATTGTAGAGTTCAAAGATGGACTTTATGAAGAGATTAAAAGTTTTGAAGTTACTTTAAACTAACTTCTTTTTAAAATACAAACATTTATAAACTTCTAAAGACATAGTATTATATGGAAACTATAATAGTATCTATGTGTACATATAAATATAATGATTGGATTATTTATTTCTATAATGGAATAAGAAAATATAATCCTGATATGAGAATAATAATTTATTTAATAAACTATCCTCCAGAACATGCTAATTTACTTAGATGTTTTTTCTCAGATGTAACTTTCATTGAAAAAAAAGGTAATTTTAAACTAAAACCTACATATAACGAAATGAAAGAAAAAGAGTGTGTTACCTATCTTAAAGGGACTTTTGTTAGGGAAACAATAGCTCTTACAAATAAACCTGTAATGTGGGTAGATATTACTGCTTTAATAAGAACGGACTTAAGTGAGATTAATGATTTATTATTAAAGAATGATATAATTCTTAATAGAAGAGATTTTACTAAAGATGAAGGGACTAAAGTAATTGCAGCAGAGATATTTGGTATAAGAGATTATAAATTAGCACAATTCTATGAAAAAGAATGTTTAAAAGATGTAACTAATTGGTATCAAGACCAAACTTCTTTAGCTACATTATTAAGAGTTAAAGATATAAATATAGATTATATTAAATTTGGAGAATATAGTAATTTCCATTTTGAATCTAATGCCAAATCTTGGAGTGATAGAGGAAGGACAGGGAATGGAACTTTTAATAAAGATGACAAAGATTATAATTTTGAAATGTATTATAAAGATTTAAAATCTGATTACTTTGATAAAGAATTAGATTTATTCAATGATTTATTCAATGAAAATAAACCAAATATTATGTGTTATATTGATGAAGATAGGTGGTGTTATTATACTACTGCTATGAAATTATGTAAGTATTTATCTAAAAATTTTTATATAAGTATAGTAAGAAATGTTTATGTTGATAGAAATATAGTAGATAATTTCAATGGTGATTTAGTCTGGGCAAGATGTAGCTCACAAAGATTAAAACCTTTACTTAATATTCGTCCCGATTTGAAAGATAAGTTTATATCTACGATGACTACGGGAGGAGAGTTATTAGATTCAAGAGTTGAATTACATATAAAAAATGCTTCTGAATCAAAATATATTTTAACTCAAAACTATGAATCATATAAAAAGTTATTAGAAACAAATCAAAAACCTATATTAATTCCTAATGGGGTAGAACTTAATAGATTCAAACCTGTAACTCGTGACCCTACAAAAAGATTTATAGTAGGTTTTGCTGGAAGACATAACACATCTTTAACAGATATACAAAAAGGATATACTGAGTATTTTGTAACACCTTGTAAAGAATTAAGTTTAGAAACCAAAGAAGGTAACTCAGGAGTAGGATTTATTCCTCATAGTTATATGTATAAATTTTACAATGATATTGATGTATTGATTCAAGTAAGTTGTAGTGAAGGTTGTAGTAATACTATAATGGAAGCAATGTCTAGTGGTATTCCTTGCATTATTTCTAGAGTAGGTTATCATGGAGAGAACTGTGAAGATAATCATAACGTATTATTTGTAGATAGAGATAAAGAACAAGTTAAAGAAGCTTTAATTAAACTAAAAGATAAAGAGTTTTATGATAAAATATCTAAAAATGCAAGAGATTTTGCTGAAAATCACTCTTGGGAGATTATGGCCGATAAATTTAAAGAAACATTCCAACAAATATTAAAAAATGAGATTAAATAAACTAAAGATAAATAAAGAAACTGAGAGATTAATAAGATTACAAAGGACTTCGTTAGGTGAAGATATCTCGGAAGAGTATCTGACTTCTCTAAGACAAGATTATGATTCTATAAAGGATTATATAGGTGAACCTAAAAAAGTCTTAGATATTGGCTGTGGGATAGGAGGAATAGGATTATTTTTAGATAACTTAGCAGAAGAGTTTTACTTATTTGATAAAACTGGTGAAAATAAAGATTTATATTATGGATATAAACCTGAGGGTTGTTTTTATAACAGTCTTGAATTAGCAGAGAAGTTTTTAAGAGATAATGGTTTTAAATCTAATTTAACTTTATTAGACTTAAGTGAAGGACAAAATATATCTAATTTAAAAGATATAGATTTAGTTATTAGTTTAATTTCTTGGGGTTTTCATTATCCTGTAAAGACTTATTTAAAACAAGTAGATAATTTATTGTCTGAAAATGGAAAAATTATAATTGATTTAAGAAAACTAGCTTTCGACGAGAACCTAAAAGAATTTATAGACTTAGGTTATACTTATCAAGTTATAAAGGAATACCAAAAACATTATAGAGTTTTATTAACAAAAAGCAAAGATTTATAAATACAAGAATACATATAGTATTATGGCTGAAAAGGATGTGAATTCATCCCTTGTTTGCTTGGCAATGAAAAGGCACAATTTTAAGTACTGAAAAGTATTTAGGGTTGGTACCGAGTAATTATGTCCCCTAAGGTGGAGAAAACATCAGGATTGGTCTAATCTTGATGAACTTATGCACTCACACATTAAGTAACAAAATCTAGATAAAATATAGACAAGCTGTGTGGGTTTATCTAAATCCTTATTGACGAATAAGACAAATTTAGAGATGACTGAATAAGGGTACATATATGAAAGGTTGTAGGTATTAAAAGAGTCCTACTAAACGAAGTAAAGCATGAACACCTTTACTTCAAGTGGAGTAGTGCATAAACACACTTAAACTGGTTGCCCAACGTTTGTCTACATTAACGAAAATATTATAAAAATGTGGGAGTCCTCGACATGGCTAATAACTGTCGAACTTTTATTCTAAACCGAAAGACTTATAAACTAAACTATCACATAAGTTTATTCTATGGGAGATTATATAGATTTGGAGTTTTTCCAAAATTATACTAGGACTTTGTATGATGGGACAACTACACCAACATCCACTACTGTTGAAACTTATATAGATTTATCAGAACAAGAGATAAACGAGACAACAAGGAGAACTTGGGGAGTTACTGTTTATACTAATGAGTTATATGATTTACCTAACCAAGAGTTATTATTGAAGAATTATCCAGTGTCTTCAGTATCTTCTATCAAACTTTCTGATGATACAGTATTAACAGAAGGAATTGATGAAGATTACATTATAGATGGAGATTTTGTATTATTCAATAAAAATAAATACATACCAGATAGAGTTTATGTTACATATACTAAATATAATGAAGTTCGTTCAGCTGTCAAAATGCTAACAACATTACTTACACTTCAAAAATTAATACAAAGTGAAAGTAGTACTACTGATAACACTGAAAGTATTAGTATAGGCCCTATTTCATTAACAACAGCAATAGGTACATCACAAGTAGTAAACTTAGATTATGATATTAATAAATATTGGAAACAACTTAGGAGATTAATAAGATGAGTAAAATTAAAGATAAAATAGATAATATCTTACAAACTTATGGTAGTGATGTTACTGTTTTATCTAATGAAATTTATGAAGAACTTGACGAATGGGGAGATGTAGTAGTTACAAGTTCATCAATTCGAACAATCAAAGCAGTTAAGGACCAAAATTTATTAAAAAAACTGATCTTAAACTCGACAGGTAGAGTAAATACATCAAGTTCAGTATTGATAGTAAATGCTGATGAAGTTTTTGGTGTTAGGGAAGATAAAGTAATATTTGAAAGTCAAACTTATAATATTACTGAAATTAATCCCCTTGAAATCAGTAACAAGAAATTAGCACAAATCTTGACCTTAGGTCTTGACTAAGGGTTTGTAATAAAATTACAGATACCTTCTAAGTCCAGAGTGACTATAAAATATAACCTAGAATGGCAATAAATAACGCAACTATAAGAGCAGACATTTTTAAAGAGTTAAGAGCAGTTATAAAGAATAATATATCTTCAACTGTAAAGGTGACTAATGCTTTTGTGGATGATATTGCACAATTCCCACAAGTTATAATTCATAGTCCTATTGTCCCTAGAGAAAGACAATCAATGGGAACTGAATCAAAATCATATAATAGAAATGGTTCTATAGATATTGAAGTTTATGCTAAAGATACTAAAAGTGCCATATTATTACATGATGAAGTAGAAGAGATTTTATTTAATAATCAAAACTCTATTTCATTACAAAATATATCTATAGGAGATAGTTCAATGGTTAATATTGATGTTGGTGGTAAAATAGTTAGGGGTTTTGTTATTCCTTTGAATTTTATGTATAGTAGATGAAAGTTCAATTTAGGTCAGATGGTGCAAAAAGATTTGGCGCACAAAGTAAGAATATTGATTTGGTAAGAAAGAAAGATTTTACAGAAATCATTATAAATAAAGCTTATGATTATGCACGAAACTTAGCACCACATGATACTGGAGCATTAAAGAATGCAATACAAAAAATAATTCAAAAAAACTCAGGAAGGGTTAGGTTAGTACAACCTAGTCACCGTGATGGTCGTAACAGACCATATCACATGTGGTTTCATGGAATTAAAGCTCCAAGTCCTACAGGTAAGAACGGTGCAGGAAGAGGTTATGACTTAAGGTCAGGCAATAATAGACCAAAATCAGGTATTCCAAATTTCATGGATTTAACTTATGATTATATGGAAAGTCAAACTACGAAAAGTATACAAGAACAAGTATCGCAAATGTTCAAAAAACAATAAACAAATAACAAATGGCAATAGGAGATACATTATCAGGAGATAATACAAAATTATGGATTTTACCGGGAGATTCTGATTATTCAGATATTCTTGCAGATACAACATCTAAATACGAAGCAGAAGTAACTAACTGGGACAAATCTGGTGGAGACAACGACTTTGACAGTGAAGCAGTATTTAGTGGTTTCATTGATTTAAAGAAACCAAAAGAAGCTATTGAACTTAGTCTAGATATTATATTAAGGCACGGTACTGCTAAAAGATGGTATGATTTAACTACTACTGGTTTAAAATACTTAGTTGTATTACAAAATTCAGATGATACTAACTATTATTGGGAAGCATATAACAATGCAAGAGTAATCAATCTTGAATCTGAGTTTAGTGCAGATGATAATTGGAGAGGAACTTTAAGTCTTAAATTATCACCAACTACGGCAGAGGGTTTAACAAATATCCAAGTAGGAGAAGATGGTGCAGCTAGTAACTCTATAAATGGAGTACAAGACTGGGCTAGTTTAAGTTAATATTAATAACTTATAATTTATAAAATGAACGAAGCGGAAAGGAAATTTAAAGAGAAAGGAACAGTGAGTAAGAGATTTAGTCTCCCTTACTTATTTTGGGAAGAATGGGCTAAAGATTGTAAAGAAAATCATAACGATACATATTATCTAAAAATGCAATCAGATCATACTTACAAAAAAGACATGCAAGTATTTATAGACTCAATCATTGTAGATATGATAGCGCTGAAAGGCGACTTACTTGAATTAAAACAAATAGTACAAGAACTAAAACAAAACACAAATAAACAGAGTGAAGTTACTACTCCAAAGGTAACAAAAACATTAGGATAAGAAAATGGGAAGATTTAGTAAATTATTACAAAACAAAGGAAAAGAAATCAAGATAGGAGAAGAAGTATTCATCATCAAACCTTTAACAGGAGAATACTTAGGCACATTTATGGAAATGGGAGATAATAAAAACGGAATTATTAACGAATTAATATTAACAAGTCTTAACCAAGCAAAACCTGATGAACCTATAACTATGGAAGATATTAAAGAATTACCTTTAGGAATCTTGACAAAATTAATGGAAACTATTACTGAAATCAATGAGTTAAAGTAAACTAAGATGGCTTTTGATTTCAATAGGTTAATACCTAACGCCGCAAAGAAAAAGCGAGAACAGAGATTTAATAATTTGTTGTATATTGTATTAGTTGAATGGGGGTGGGATTATGAAACTTTTTTAAAAACTCCTATACCTATTTTGAATAGATGTTTTCAAGTTCATAACGAAAAAATAAAACAACAAAATAAAAACTCAAAAAAGAAAAGATAAATGGCAGATACAACAAACACAATAACAAACCAAATAGCAGTTCGAGGAGATAAAGAACTTGACAGTTTGAATAACAAATATAAAAGACTTGAAAAGAGTTTATTATCTCTGAGAAGAGAAGCTGCTAAAAATAAAAAATTATTTGATAAAACCCAAGAAGTTAAAGTAGCAAAACAAAATATAGTTAATAGACAAAAAGAGTTAGTCTTAATGAAACAAAGAAATATAGAACAAAGTAGATTTGCTAGTTGGTTGAGGAAAGGTCAAGATGCACAGATTGGGTTTAATGGTTCAGCTTTAAGTACTTTGTTTTTTGGTATGGCTATAAAGAATACCTTTGAGGGTGCTTTAAAGAGTATATTTGGAGGTTATAAAAAGATTATCCCTGCTTCTAGTGAGTTTAATAAAAGTACAACCAGACTTAGTGCAAATTGGGAGTTCTTTAAATTTCAATTAGCTGATGCTTTAACCCAAAGCCCTTTATTTCAAAAGTTTATAGGTTATACTATAGAATTAGTTCAATCTTTTCAAAAACTACCTACAGCTATGAAAGAAGGTATAGTTTGGGCTATGGTATTAGGTGCAGTATTAGGTTCATTTTTACTAGTAAAATCTGTCGTTAGATTAGGTTTAGCTGGAATTACAAATGAGATGGGTACTTTTGCACTTAAAATAAAAGATGCAACTACTAAATCTGATGACTTAGGTAAATCTTTGAGTAAAATTAAAGAAGGGGGATTAGAGGTAAAAATTAAAATGCCTGAGATACCTAAAAAATTAGACGATTTAATTATAAACTCTGATGGAACTATTAGTACTAAAGGGACATCATTTATAGATAAAGTTAAAAATAAATTTTCTAAATATTTAGATGATTTTGATATTAATGTAGATGGCATAAAAAACTTTTTTGAGAAGTTATTACCTACAAAAGTAATAGTATTTGGAAAAACATTTTTAAAAGTTTTGGGTAAATGGTTTATATTTATAGATGTTTTTATTGCTGGATTTGAAGCGTGGGGTAAAGTAAACGAGACTGAGTGGACTAATACTACTGCAAAGATATTTACATTGTTAGCAACAACAGCTACAACTTTTACAAAAAATATATTAAAATTTGTAAATATGGTTGTTATGGGGGTTACGGATATGATAACTGGTTTTTTAGCAGATATAGGAGATATGTTTGGTTTTGATTTGAGTTTTTTAAAAATAGATTTCTCAAAAACTTTTGATAATATAATTGATAATGTTTTTAATGGACTTAATGATGAAATTATTAGATATACTTCAGGTCAAGCAATAACTGATGCAATAAAAGCCGCAGATACATATATTGAAGATGCTAGAGGTGAGACACAAGCACCCTCTGCCCCACAATATAATTTTGTAGTAGTTGAAGGTTGGAATGAAGGAGTTTCTACAGGGCAAGTTCCAGAAGATGCATTTTCAGCCTATAATATTATGAAAGGAATTCATACACCAATTAATTAAATATGGAAAGTTTACAAATAATAGATACAGGAATGGAAGAGAAGGGTGGAAGTGTGATTTACACTAAAGCTCACACAGATTGGATTACTTTAGATGCTAGAACACTCACACCAGAGATTGACTTTATATCTAATAATAACCAAACAAAAAGATTTAATGATGCTAAAACTCAACTTACTTTTGTGAGTAATAGAATACAAAGTATGACTTCACCAAGATTTACAATTCAATGTAGATTCAATACAGAAGATTTAACTGATTATCAAAGAGTATTGTTGATGGGACAGACTTTAGGATTAAAGAAAATAAAAGGTGGGATGGGTACTTTAAGTTCTATCTCAGGTAATGAATTAGGGGAAGTTTATGTTATTATCAAAAGTTTCAGAAATAATGAGAACTTAACTACTGCTACAAACATGATAAGTTGTACATTAGTATTGGAGATGGTTTAAAATGGATGATTGGGTTGTGTTATGGAGAAATACTTTAGGTGATGAAATTATAATTAATATTACTAATGCTAGAATTACTAAGACTAAAGAAGCTAAAAGTAATTCTGCCGAAATATTATTGCCTGCTAAAGATTATATAGTGGATGGAAATATTATATTTACTGAAGGGGAAACTTTAGTTATCTATGCAAAGAAAGGTATTATAAATAACAATAATTTATCTGATGATGATTTATTAGGTTCATTTCAAATACTTAATATTGACATCAACCCAGACGACCAAAACTTTAAATTAATATGTAGTGATTTAACTTATAGTCTTTTGGCTAATCTTTATAGTAGAGATATTACAGATAAAACTGATGATATCATTGGAAATATAATCCAAACTACAGCAGAGAATGGTTTAACTCAAACACCAATTACTACAAACATTGCTAGCGTGAGAAGTGATAGCACACCTTTCCCTAGTGTTAATTTTGTTAGTCTTTGGAAAACTGCTTATGATAGTATTACTGAATTATCAAAAACTGAATATACAGGGGATGATAAAGATTATATATTTTGGTTAGAACCTAATGGGGAATTTAATTGGGTTTATCCCTCATCAACTATTGAAGATTTAGAACTAACTAGAGGAGTTTATCCTATGTTAAGTGTTAAGCATTCAAAATCGGAAGCACAAACTATTTCAATGGTTATTTATGATGCAGGTTTAGACTTAAATGATAATCAAATACTTTGGTTTTATGTAAGTCCTAATGCTAATACTATAAAAGGTGCTATTAAATATCAACCTATGACAGATTTAGCTCCTACTGAAAAAAGGAATACAACTATAACTGATAATGATGAATTTATTAATCTTATTAGGTCTAAAGCAAATGCACAGGCTAAAAGGATTATAGATAAAGTAGGACAAGGATTAAATGTATCAACAGTAGAAATAGAAGGACAACACATTAATATTGCTAAATTACATAAAGTAAAAAGTGATATGAAATCATTGAGTAATCAAAGATTAACTAGAGTAATTCATACTTTAGATTTGAATGGATGGAAAACGAGGTTGGAATTAGAAGATGACCTAGAGGTAGTATAAAATGACAATAACCGATAATGGTAAGAATAGAATAAGAGATTTAATTAAAGATGATACAACATCAATGGAAGTGGGTGGTGATGGAACTGCTCCAACATCGTCAGATGCGGATTTAGGTAATGATTTGTTATTGACTAAAACGCCCACTGTGACTACAAGTAATAAAACATTAACATTTAGTAGTCTTTGGTATAGTACCGAGGGAGATGGGGAGACTTTTAGGGAGGGGGGAGTATTTATTAATGATATTTTACTTGATAGATATGTATATCCTGACTTTAGTAAAGATACTAACAATGAATTAACAATTATAGATATAATTAAAATACTATAAAAATGGCAAGTAATGATATAATCTCAAACATAATTAATGATAAACAAGACATTAAGAACCAATTAGGTACAGTCCCTACAGTAATTCCTAGTGTGAAAAGATTTATTAATGCTTTCCAACCTAAAAGACATTCTACTATCTTAAACAAAGCAACAGTAGGTTTTGGTAGTTTTATATTGAATAATTCGAGTTATGGAGTTTTAGGGACAGATAAATTAGGTCGAGGTGGACACACAGATGAAACTTGGGCAGTAATTCCTAATAATAATATTTTTGATGAACATTTCTTTGATGAAGGTTATATTAATACCACTAATTCAACAGGAACTTTGGGAGTAGATAGTTATATTTTAAATACAGAAGAAGTTTTAGAATCAACAATTATTGCTAAACTTAGACAACCCATAACTTCTGTTTATTTATATGATAACTCTAGTTTTATTGATGGAGGTGGTGGTATGACCTTACCATTTACTTTAGGTGAAAGTACATTTTCAGACAATTCTATTAGGTTATATTTTAGTAATGATTCAGGAAGTAATTGGGTTGAAGCTAATGAAAATGAAACTTTAACATTCCCTACTTCAAGTATCAATGACGAATTAAAATACAAAATTATAGCAAACACTGAAGTAACAATATCAAATCCTATAAAAATAAAAGTAAATTAACACAAAGACTTATAAAGGAACTAAACAAATAAATAACAATTATAGGTAATAAAAATGACATTATTAACAAATAAAACTACAGGGGATGAAGTACTACCTGCAGAATGGAACGAGGTAGCGACAGCATCTAATAAAGTAACAGACCAAACACTCATAGCTGCAGACATTAGTGATTTTGATACTGAGGTGAGCAATAACTCAAGTGTAGCAGCTAATACTTCTAAAGTGGGAGTTACTACTGAAATTAGTAATATTGTTGAAGATACTACTCCACAACTTGGGGGTAATTTAGACTTGAACGATAAAGCATTAACAAGAATTGAAACTGCAGGAGAGAACTTAGTTTCTGGTGACTTATGTTATTTAAATACTGATGGTAAATACTGGAAAGCAGATGCAAGTGTAGAAGCAACAAGTTCAACTGATTTATTATTATCTAACACGACAATTATGGCAGATGCAACTGGTGAGTTTATTGAATATGGTGAATTCACAACAACAAGTTTAACTGCAGGTAGTGTTTATTATATGGGTGAAACTGGAGGTACTATAACCTCAACAGCACCAACGACAAGTTTAAGTATAGTAAGAGTAATAGGTTATGCAAAAAGTACAACAGTATTAGTATTTAAACCTGATACAACATACATAGAGGTAGCATAAGATGACTTGGTATTATAGATTAGATAAAGAAGAAAAGGTAAATACATTAACAGATATTCCTAAAGAACAATGGGAGAAGAAACAGGTGTTACCTTACAGAAGAGAAGCAGTAACTGATGAAACTAAAGTTAAATTAGCAATTTTAAAATCTGAAGTTGTTGATAGATATTATAAAGCACCAGTTATAAAGAAAACATTAGAAGAAGTAAAAAAACAAAAAAATCGAGAACTTAAAAATACTTACACAGAATTAACTAATGAGGGTTTTGTATGTAGTAATGGGATTAGACTCGATTGTAGAGAATCAGATAAAATTAATTGGCTTACAACTAAATTAACTGCCCTAAGTTCAACTAATGATATAACTCTTAAAGATTTTAATAATATGGTTCACACTTTAAGCTCAACTGTTGTATTAACTATGTTAGGAGAGTTAGAAAGTTACTATGAGGAGTTACTTAAAACTAAATGGTCACTCCAAATTATATTAAATTCGTATACAACTATTGAAGAGGTTGAAGCATTTTACTGGAGAAAAGGAATATTTGATGAGACTACTGAAATGATGCCAGTTTTAACAGGATATACATATTGGGTGATTTAAAATGGGATTAAATGATGGTCTAGTTGCTTTATATCATTTTTCTGGAGATGCAACAGACTCAAGTGGAAATGGAAATAATGGGACAGTAAATGGTGCAACTTTAACTACTGATAAAAACTCTGTAAGTAATCAAGCATATAGTTTTGATGGTGTAAATGATTATATGGCTATAAATAATGTTGATGTATCTAATTCTGATTTTTCAATATCAGGATGGTTTATGGCAGATGTTTTAGATATAACATCTCCTATTTTTGAAGATTATTTGTCCGAAAATGATAGAAATATGTTATATCTTAACACAAATGGAGAATTAATTGCTTATAATGTTCATGGTGGAACATATGAATCAGTAACTGCAACTGGTTTAACCAATTCAACATGGTATTTTTTTACATATATTCGTTCAGGTACAACATTCTACCTATATCTTAACGGAGTAGAGATTGGTAGTGATTCATATATTAATCCATCTAATACGAACAATTTCTATGTTGGAAAAAGAGGTTATAATAGTGCTTATTTCGATGGAAAAATAGATGAAGTTAGAATTTACAACAGAGCATTATCTGATTATGAAGTGTTACAACTTTATGTAGGTTATGATACAGACGCAGATAGTGTTACTGCAACTGAAACAATTGGTCTGGAAGCTTATTACAAATTAGATGGTGATGCAACAGATTCAAGTGGTAATGGTAATACCTTATACAATGTTTCAGGATTGACTTACAATACAGGATTAATAAATAATGGTGGATTATGGAATGGTACATCAACAATTGCTGAAGTTCCAGATTTTATAGATTCATGGGGAACTAATAATTTTACTATTAATTGGTGGATTAAATATACTTATGGTGGCTATATGGTTTTTATGGATAGGAATGACGTTAGTACAGCTTTTCAAAGGTTTGCAATAATTATGAATCATAATAGTGTTTCAGAAATAACTGGAACTTTTTATATATTTTCAAGAAATGCTTCAGGAACTATTGGTTCATTAATGCCTGCAATAAATCCTAATTTGAACGATGGTAATTGGCACATGATTACTTTTTCAAGAAATACTACTTCAACAACCGCAAGTAAATTATATATTGATGGAAATGAAATAGCAACAACAGGTTCGATTGTAACAGAAGATATTCATGTAACAGGTGGGCATAGAATTGGGAGATTTTATAGTGTAACAACTCCTTATTGGTTAAACGCATTGGTAGATGAAATAGGCATTTGGAAAGATAGAAATTTAACTCCAACAGAAATAACTGAACTATACAATGCAGGGGCAGGTTTAAGTTACCCCTTTACAATATCAACAGGTTACTCAAACAAAGTGAATGGAATTATATTTAGTAAGATTAATGGGATTGAAACAGCTAATATTTCAAAGATTAATGGTGTATAATATAAATAAATAGAAACATTTATAAAGACTTAATGCAAATAAAACATAAATATAATAAATATAATAAAATGATAAGAAACGAAAAATGGCAATAAGGAATAGTAAATTAGGGGGTAGTAATTTTGTAGATGGTGAGGTATTATATGATTACGATTTAGATGATACGAATAATGCTATTATAGATAGCAATGCAATCCTAGCAGAAATTGGATATAAATCTCAACAAGCAACAGGATGGACTAATGGCGGAAGTATAGTAACAGAGAAATTCACAACTCCATCTGGATTACAATCAACAGTAGATACCAATATAATAGATGATATTTCTGCAGACACAACTTATTTGCCTGCAGGTTGGGCCAATCCAAATGATGCCTTTGATACAAGTGATTCAACTTTAGCATCATATGCGTTATTTGATAACTATACATTAATAACTACATTAGGTAAAACTTTTGCATCAAGATTTGTGAAATATATAAAAGTTAAATGTTCATTTAATCTCACCATTCCTTCAACTTCTACAAGTTATATTAGATTATATGTTAATTATGGCGCAGGTTTTGTATTGTACCAAACATTATTTAGTAATTCTAGCATTTTAACTGGTTCTACTGATGTCTTGCTTAATTTTAATAATACAATAACAGGATTATATATAACTATTGGGACTTTTGGCAATTCTTCTGTAACTAATCATTCCCATCATATAAATTCATTATTATATGGAGATATTACAAGTACGGGAGAGTTTGTTACCAACTATTATAAATGTGCTGGTGGGGTGGGAGCTTATACTAATTCAACTGTAATTTCAAGTTTAAATACAACCGATATAAATAGCTCAACTAATGCTTTTTGTGTACATGCAGAAAGTGATATACCTGCTGGAACTAATATTGACGCAGTTATAAGTAATCCCTCAGATGGAACTTTTATAACTTTACCTATTGATTCAGTTACTGGCAAATCAAATGTTATTGCAAAAGGATTAGTTGGGAATACAGATAACTTAACGTTAACATTTAATCTTAACACAACAGATGTTAATTTAACCCCCAAATTATATGGATGGGGATTGATAAAATTATAAAATGGCAACTAATAATAAATATAATAAAATCGTGAATGAAATATTCAAAGGAGATTTAGGGGCTGAGAGTCAAATTCAAAATGATTCTATTCTTGCTTTAATGTTAAGACAAGATGCAATTGTAGCTTCAATGACTACAACACAGAAAACCAAATATGATGGACTGATATTACCATATTTAGGGTTCACTGATAGAGTTAAAGAAGAGGCTATTAATAATTATTTAGCTAAAATGAATTTATTAGGAAAACCTAATGTTTTTGACAATATAGAAAAAACTATTATTGATACAAATGAAACGAAATAAATTAATATTAACGCCTGCGGGTTTCAAGACTTGGGGGCTAGTGGAAGATTTCACAGAGAATACTAAAATAGGTACAATTACTGTACCTAAAAGTACAATTACTGATCTTGCGAGTGTGCCAAGATTACTTTGGTGGATAATTCCCCCTTTTGGTAGATACTCTCAAGCTGCGGTAATACATGATTATTTATGTGTAAATTCTAATATTTGTGATAGAAAGACTGCTGATGAAATATTTTATGATTTAATGATTAAATACAAAACATATAAATGGAAAGCTAAATTAATGTATTGTGGAGTAAGAGTTAGAGCATATTATAGAGCGACAACTAAATATATTAAAAACATTTTTAAAAAATAGAAAGATTTATAAAGAGATTTAGTTAATAAATCCTTTTTATGGTTAATAAAAGAGTTTATACATCAGAAAATCTTATGGATAAATCTGGTGCAACAGTAATTATGGAATTAGAACACCATAAAATCCATGAGGGAGAACATTTTACTTGTCAAGATTACGATTCTAGTGTTGATATAATTTCACCCAAAAAATGGTTATATGTTCTTAACGGAGATAATTTAATACATTTTATTTTTGAATTAAACGTATCTAAACCAGGTTTAATAGAATTCTTTGAAAGTCCGACCGTTACAGATAATGGAACTTTATTAGGATGTCATAATAATAATAGATATTCGAGTAATAATAGTACTTTAGAATGTTATTCTGACCCTACAACTACTGATGACGGGACAAGATTATTAGTTAATGTTGTTGGGACAGATGGAAATACTCCAAATGGTGGTTCAGGTGGAGCTACTAAAAGAGATAATGAATTTCTTTTACATAAAGATAAAACTTATATGATAAAATATACTACTAAAATTAATGATACTAGAGTTAATTGTTGTGTAGAACATTATGAAGTTGATTAAATATCATTTAAAATGGTTAAAGTAGAATGGGAGAGTTGTCCGACAGGGCGTAAAGTAGAAATTAATATGGCAAAATTAACTAACGATGTAGGACATATAAAGAATAGTGTAGAATCTATTTTAAAGAAATTTGATGAATTTGATGATAAATATGCACGAAAAGAAGATGTACAGAGAATAAAAAATAGAATAAACCAATCAGTTGGAAGTATAATATTTATATTTTTAGGAATTATTGGTTTTTTATTAAGAGATATATTCTTTAAGTGATAAATACTTCACACTTTATCATACTTTATAAAAGAAATTAGTTAATAAATATTAATTATGGTTGATGAAACTAAAAAGCTAAATTCTAAACTAGAAGAAAAACTATTGATGTTATCAAATAGTGAACAACAAAGCCTATTAAAACAAATGGTTGGTGTTGATACAAGTATTGTGCCTACACATAAACACGAATTTTCAGGAAAGAATGCTAGAATAGGTGTGATTTCTGATACACATATAGGTTCTAAATATTTTAATCAAGAATTATTTGATAGAATTATTAAGTATTTTGAGAAAAAGAAAGTTGATGCTATATATCATGCAGGAGATATTCTTGAGGGTATGAGTGGTAGACCTGGACACATCTATGAATTAGATGCAATAGGTTTATCGGCACAATTAGATTTAGCTACTAAAATATTTAAACAAACCAGTTTACCTATTTATGGAATTACAGGTAATCATGATGATTGGTTTAGACAAAAAGCAGACATTGGTGCAGATGTGGGTGAAATGTTAGAACAAAGAATATCTAATTTTAAACATTTAGGATTAAATGAAGCTGACGTTATATTAAATGGACATAAAATTAAATTAATGCACCCAGGTAAAGGTACGGCTTATGCTATAAGTTATCAAGGGCAGAAGTTAGTTGAATCTTTTGATACAACAGATAAACCTGATATTGTTTTAAATGGACATTATCATAAAGCTTTGTTCATGAATTTAAGGGATATTAATTATTTTGAAGCTGGAACATTACAAAATCAATCAGGTTGGATGAGAAGTAAAAACATTCCAGCCCACACGGGTGCGTGGTTATTAGATTTATATAGAGATAAGAGGATAGGTGTAGAGTTTATTAAGTAATTCTGCCTATCTAACTCCCTTTATTTTGAGACTTTTTTCATTTTGTGAGTATTAGGATTACTTTGTATATAAAGTCTATCAGATTCTTCTAATTTCTCACAAGCAACACACCCAACAGTGTGATAATAATGTTCTCCAAAATCAGAGTTATCCATTTTAGGACAAATACAATTAGGTAATAACCAAGATTGATGTTTAAGTTTATTTAATTTAAATTTCCAAAGACCTTGTAAAACATAATTTATATCTCTCCATTTGTAAAGTAAATCTAAATATTCTTTTGAATTTATATCTGTTGCTTTTAATAAATCTATTATTTCATCTCTTTTTTTATGTAAAGACTTAATGTTAATTATTGCAACTTTTTTAAGTCCTTGTTTTTTAGCTAATTGTAAGTTCATAGTATACCCTCTTGACTTAATTGTAATTTTATTAACCTTTCACATTCTTTTCGTATTGTTTGTAAATTAGGGTTTTGTTTCTTTAAAAGTTTTTTGAATTCTTCAGTACAAATATCATAACACACATTATAACTTAAAATTGGTATCCATCCAGGTTTAACTGTATCATTCTTGGCATTCTCTAATTGTTTAATATGTTTATTAATTCTTGCTTGGTTACAGAACTTATGAGCAAATCCTGACTCAAAATCATTAATTTCACCAAATACTTCTTTATTCTCTTCTTTGAATTTCTCTGTGACTATCTTGGCTACGTGCCTATTTCCAAAACTATCTCTGCTAAATTCAAAAGGTTTTATTACAACACCTTCTGCTTGAAAGTTCCCATATTTACTATTTGGTATTTCTTGATTCCAGCATTTATAATAACCTTGAAAAATAATAGGTGCTAATTCGCAACCTAAATGTTTAGATATCTCTTGAATAACATTAATAAATAAATATTTATCTTCTTCAATATCATAAATATCAATTAGTATTGCTTTTGGGTGTTTATCAAAGTCATAAGGTAAAGTGTGTTTCATCATACCCTCAAAATAATAAATATTCCCTTTAACAAAGAAACAAGTATTTAAAGATTTTATGTATTCGACTACTTCTGTAAAGTTTCCATAACTACAATTAGGATCTGATTCAGGTAAAAACTCTACAGTTCTACTACCAAACCTAAGTTCGTTATTTTCATCTCTCCAAACTCTGAAATTAGAATTATGGACTTGGACGCCTTTTACAAAATAGTTATGATTGTCTGCAACTTCTAAATCATATCTTGGGCTTTTTTTATTATTTATCTTTTTGATAGAAATTATTTTACATACTTTAGGTAATATTTCACAATCTAAACTTAATATTTCTTTATGATATTCAATAGGTATTTTATATTTCATTGAATCTATGATATAATCATTAATTATTTCAAATAATTTTTTTGTTCCATTTTTTGTTAAATCAATTTGCCAACCTTTATAATTATGCTGTGTTGATTCTATATTATATTTATGTAATAAAACTTCTCTTAAGATGAAAACTTCGTGTTCAGTAAATCCTTGTGTATGAAATTTAGCTCTAGGTTTTTGAGTATCACTAAATCCTGTACTTCCATCATCCATAAACCAAACTGCTAGTGCTAATGGAGTTAAATACTCTTCTACTCCAACATTCGGGATTTTTTTCTTACCATTTTTATACATAAATTCAAATTCTTTAAAAACCTCATTACTTTTACTATGTATTCTATATTTTTCAGTGAAATTATATTCTTTTGAATATTGTGATTTATAATATTCTTCATAGTCACATAATTCACCTAAAATATCTTTTTTCCATTTAAGATATTTTTCTTGTTTAATTGAATGTGTTTCTGAAAACATTGGATTACAAGATTTATTCATATTTCTAAATGAACCATCTCCCAATATACTCCCAAATAAAATACTTTTTTGAGTATCATTCAAATTTATTTTATTAGAGATTAATTTATCATTATGGTTTAAATCTTTAACCTGTTTTATTCCATTATTTGTAAAAACATTATGATTATCTGTAACAATCAAATATCTTTCTTTACCAAAATAATCATATTTTAGTTTAACCCAGTTATCAGAAGGGGTGTGTTTATAATATTGTGTTATTGGTTTAAAAGATTTATTTCCATTTTCATCCATAGATAACGCCTTTACATCCATCTTACCATTCACTATTCTACCTATTGCAATCATACCTTTATCTGTTTGAACTTTCATACCATAATCAAAACAACCATCTATTTTCTCTGGAATATATACTATTTCATCATCTTTAAATGTAGAACCTTCATCTTTATTAATTCTCCTTATTTTATCAAATTTATGTACCATTATAATTCCCTCATAGCAAGTTTCTTAACCCACTCAAACCTTTTCTCGTAATCTTGTTCAGTATCATTAGGTTTCATTGAAACTGTGTACTCAACACCAGTACCTCTTTTTCCCATTTTATCAGGTTTTCCTACAGAAACCGTTATCTTAGCTAGTTTCTCATCAAGGACTTTTGATTCATAATTTTCTGTTGTCATATTTCTTTTAGTTACATAGTTGTTACATATATAACATAGGTATTACTTAAGTACTTATTAAGGAACATAAGTAATACTTATGTTAAGTTACATAGACATTACTTAGTTATAATATATGTCCCTTTAAAAAGTACCTATGTCATACTTAAGTATTGCCTATGTTACACTTATGTTTTATAGTAGTATTATATACTAATAGTTTGTAATTTATAAACCTTTTGGTTAAAAAACTCAATCAAATGAAAAGATTTATAAATACTAGTGTATTAATACTTTGTACAATGGGAATTGAAATAAAAGAACCAACGCAAGAAGGATACAATCACACATTAGATGTGAGAGGGTTAGCACAAGGAGATTATATTATCTTAAGTGTAGATGGATTTAGAGAAGATAATGGTAAAGTTATGACTTATGGTAAATTTGGAAGTATTTTAGCATTCGTTGATGTATTTGAATATAGTTTTTTTAATGTTGATGAAAGAAAAGTAGTAGATGTTAAATTATCTCAACCAATTAGATGTAGTTATTTTATGTCTGAAGCAATTTATAATAAAATTATTGAATCTAAAATTGAGAAAGGGAATGCAATTAAAATTGAAATGGTAGCTACAAAAACAGCAGGAAGAACAACATATAATATTAAAAAATATGATTTTAGTTTAACTAAAGAAGATAAAGCTGATTATATTAGTAAAGACGATACCACAGTAGAAGATGTAATGTTTGAAGAAATTAATTTAGAAGATTTAAAAGAACAAATTGAGAAATTTAGAATTGCTAAATTTAAAGATGAAGAAATTATGGTTTTCTTAAAAGGTAAGTTTTCAGAAAGGTTGATTAAGGAGAATTTAAAATGAAACTTTGGCAATTAAACACATTATTTGGGTTAATTGTAGTGATTTTAGGTATTTTATTAGGTAATTATATACATAATTATGAGGTAGAAAAATGTAACAATCCTTACATGGATGTAGATTACACTGTAAGTCAATGTTATAGTCCTTTATATAAACCTATTAATAATTTAATTGAACAAGTTATCCTTAGTTTTATTATATGTTTAGTACTATTAACAATGCCATATCTAATTTCACTAGATAAAATACTTGACTTATAAAATGGACACTTGGAAATTAAAGACTGTAATGAATAATGGAGAGATTAGTGAAGTATTTACTAACTTTCCTGAATTAGAAGAACGAGGATTTAAAAATGTTTTAGAAACAGAAGAGGTTGTTTTTATGTATAATCCTTATTATAAAAATGTAGATGCATTTTATATAGACAAAACAGAAAATGAAAATTAAATTAGATAGAGATTTTAGGGAAGAATTTAGAAAGAAGTTAGGGTATGGTTCAGATGTAGTAATTAACTTTACTTTAGACCATACTAGAAAAACTACATTTATTTCGGAATACCGCATATATATAAAAAGTTTTTGGAGTAATAAGTATTTTAAATCAGTAAAAACTAGTACAAAAGAAATAACAGATATCATGAAATTAAAAGATTATATTTTGTCAGATAATACAGAGGACATATTTGATACTTGTTTAATACATAAAAATGACGCAATGGATTAATTCAAACTTACTAGTGGAAGAAGGCAGTGTCGCAGTTATGGGACAGAAGTTCATCTTTCAGAATGGTACTTGGATGCCACACTCTAAAGCTTGGTGTAAAATAGAAGGTAATGAAAAAGTAATCAACCAAAAACGTAGGGTAGCATCTGAGAAAAAGAAACAGAAAGTGGAATCAGTTAAACAACAAACAACTGAGAAGATTAAAGAAAAAAACACTATTAAGTTAGATAGTTTTGAGTTATAAAATGGGACATAATGTGGATTTAATTGAGATGTATGGTTTAGAACCTGAACACGAATGTCCTAAATGTCATAATAAAACAAATCAATCCTTAGAAGAGTATGATATTGATTGTGGTAATGTGTTTTTAGGAAATGGGGTTATAAACTTAAGTTTTTATTGCGACATTTGCGAGAACGAATGGGAACATAGATTTAAAGTTAAAGTGGAGATATTAACAAATGAGTGATGCAGATAAAAAACAAAAAATTCCTTTAAAAATATTACAAAAAAGTGATACTGAAATCAGTCTCCAAGATGTATATGGTGGGAAAGAATTTAAGACAAAGTTAGAAGATATTATATTACCTATGCAAAATAATATGGTTTATGCGTGTATGGGTGTAGATATTCCTAAAAGTTTTTTATTTTATGGTCCCCCTGGAACTGGTAAGACTTACACAGCTACAGCAATTGGACAAAGCTTAGCTAACCAAACCGAGAAAAAGGTAGGATTTATGAAATATGACATTGGAACTATGGGGACAGCATATATTAATATGGGTTCTGTTAATATGCAATATTTTTTTGATTCAGGAAAAGCAATATTAGAACAAGTCCCGGACATAGAACATATAATTTATTTTTTTGATGAAATTGATTCTTTATTAAGTCATAGAGGTAGTATTAATCAAAGTAAAGAGGATAATAAATTATGTGAAACTTTTATGAAGAACTTACAATATATTAATGATAGAGGAGAGAATGAAATTATTATTGGTGCTACAAACTTTTTAGATGGACTAGATACGGCGAGTATTAGGTCAGGAAGATTCAACGAGAAATTAGAGTTCAAGTTACCTGATGAAGAACATAGAACCGCTTTGATTTCTAATTATTTGGAAGCACAAAACAAAAGAGTTGGATATAAGGTGTTTAGGAAATATAATGTAGAAGAATTAGTTTCAATTAGTAATAACTTTAATTGCGCCGACGTAGATTTATGTATTAAAAATAGTCTAAAAGAGAAAATTAGGCAAGAGTTGAGAAATAAACCTAAAGGAATAATTCCTGCTTGGTATGTAACGCAAAAAGGTTTGAAAGAAGAGTTTGAAAAACTAAAATTATCTAAATCTCCTTCTAAAAAAAGAATAGGTTTCATGGTGGATTAAAATGAGTAAATGGGCTAATACAATAATCAACAAATTTGAAGAGAAATATTATAATGGTTTAATCACCATTAATCATATTCCTGATAATAAAGAAGAGGTTACTTTTAAAGAAGATACAGGTATGGAAGATGATAAAGGTAAGCCTATTGTAGTTAGTTATAAGATTTGGGGGTGGAAACTACCTTATAAACAACAAAAGATGTTTATCCCTGATAAAATAGGTGACCGAGATACTTTAGATTTACTTCCTATCAAAATAACAGAAACTGAAGAATTTAGTTATAAAAATGAAGTGTTGTTAAGGGTATTAAATGCTCAGACTTTCAGAATTAAACCTGATTTGTTAATGACTATGGAAGAAATGTTCGATGACTTAATACAGATTAAACATAGTAGTCCTAAAGATTATCAAGTATTTATTGCATTAATATTAAGTCAAATACCTTTAAAGTTTAATTGGAGACTTGCTACAGTGGGTGGTTTTGGTAAGACTAATACTTATAAACAAATATGTACTTTATTACCTTCCAATATGATTATTAAATTAAAGTCCGAGAGTAAACTTATGAAAGAATCACACGAAAGAACAAGTCTTGTTATTGAAGAGTTTACCGATGTTAGAAGACAGGTTAAAGTAGATACAGAGGATTTCTTTAAGATAACTGCGGATGGGAGTAGTAAAATTATTAATCCTGCTCATAAGTCTGCTGCATTTCAAACATTAGACGAATATGATATAAGTAAAATTAGTTATGGTTTTTTTTATAATACTTATTATGATGCTTTAAAAAAGAATAGAGGCGATGAGTATTTTGATTTCGTATATGATTTTCCCACAAGACAAAGATTTTTTCCTTTATATCTTGAAGGTGAATTAGATGGAAGTCAATTTGATGTACCTCTACAAGATATTCAAAGACTTTATGATGAGAATGAAGGCTTTTATTTAAAGTTTATAAAAAGTATGTTATATTATATTGAAAATCCCTCAGAACTTATTAAAGGTAAAGAAAATTGGGTTTGGAAAAATAATAGAGTTAGTTTATTAAATGCAGACAGATTAAAAACTTCATTAAATAAATTTTTAATAGGAATGAAAGCGTGTAGTAAAACTGAAAAAGATTTTAATAATTTAGCTGATGAAGTATGGGTAAGGTATAAATTGTATTCAGAACAATTATCTGAATAATTTGTTGACTCAAAATTAAAAGTAGAAACTTTAGATTTAAGTAATTTTTAAAACCAAAGTTTTATAAATACACAAATATTAATATAATTACAAATGAAAAAACAAACAATAATGTTATTTGGTGATTTACATTTCCCTTATAATCATATAGATGCTTTTGATTTTTTAAAGGCAGTAAAGAAAAAATACAAACCTACTGATGTTATTTGTACTGGGGATTTAATCGATTTTAATAGTATTAATTATCATGAGAAAGACCCAAATAGTATTAGTCAAGAAGAAGAGTTAGAGGAAGCGACTTTATTAATTGAAGAATTAGGTAAATTATTTCCAAATTTAGATATTGTTGAAGGTAACCACGACAGACTTCCAATTAGAAAGGCAAAGTCAATAGGTTTACATTCAAGATTTATTAAAGATAATAAAGAAGTATTTAATATGCCTAAAAATTGGAATTGGTATCACGAAGTTAATAGAACTTTAATTACAGGTCAAAACTTATTAGTAAGACATTATCTAACAAAAGAACCATTTAAAACTGCAGAATATTACAACACTTGCTATGTGCAAGGACATTCACACGAAGATTTTAAACTTTGGTGGTTTATGGATAAAAATAAGAACTATTGGGGGGCTACTATTGGTTGTTTAGTTGATGATAAATCTTTGGCTATGGCATATAATAAAGGTAATTTAAAAAGACCAGAATTAGGTTGTATGGTTATAGTTGAAGGAGTACCTAAATTAATACCTCTGAGATTAAAAAATAATATTTGGACAGGTGAGTTAGAATGAGTAAGTTTAAAGAAGGAGATATAATTAGAATTAAACCTAATTATGAAGATTTTGAAGATGATTTATGGTGTATTGAACAACTAGATTTGAATAAATTATACGCTGTAGAAAATCATAGGGGCTATTGGGTTGATTTAAGAGGAATTGGTAATTGTTATCCTGCACACCACTTAGAATTGGTAGATAAAGAAACTAAAGAAAATTTCCTTAAATATGGAACCGAATACAATCCTAAAGATGTGGCATTTAAGAATTCTAAGTATTGGAATATATTAGATAAATGTTCAGAAATTGCTAAAGAAAGAGAACAAAAGTATGATACTGTAGAAGTTAATTTTAAAGAAATTAAAGATATTGTAAATCAAATATCAAAAAAACATTTCACAGAACAAGACATTATTGATATTATGATTGCAACTAAACTATCAAGAAGAAAGACGTCCTCCGATTTAGAGGATAACGATGTTGATTTGATTAACTATGTAGCAATAGGACTACATTTAAAGAAAAATGAATAAAAATAAAGATTATTTGAGATTAGGAATATTTACAGGGTGGACTTTGAACTTAGTGATACTTAAATATTATGGTTTGATTGCTACGAGCTGGTTATGGGTGTTTTCACCTATTTGGGTACCATTATTATTGGTATTATTATTGGTATTATTTGGAGTGCTGTTTGATATTATAATAAGTTTAGTGAGGGTGTTAAAATGATAGTTATTTTGGGTTGTATATTTATTTCCTTTATAATTGGTGTTTTGATCGGAGAAAGAGAACTAAGAAATAAGTTTGATATAGTTCCAGGAGAAAAATATTTAACGCCTGATTGTATTGAAGGTAGATTGAGTATTGTTGAATTAGATAAAAAATATTTTATTACTAAAGTATGGGTTAAAGAAAAATGATAACTTATTATAAATTCACTAGTAGTAATTGTCCAGGTTGTAAAGTCTTGAACAATCACTTAAAAGACTTAGATACTTCAAAGTATAATATTAGTGAAGTAAATCTTGATACAGATGAAGGTATGGAACTAGCAATGAGATATAATATTATGTCTTTACCTGTATTGATTAAATACGAAAATAATATAGAGATAGATAAAATGATAGGATTTAATATTCAATCTTTCAAGAGGATGTTTCAAAAATAACAACATTATTAGAAATATACTATAATGGAGAAGATTTAAAAACAAAAATGGTTTTTATAAAATTCATCAATAAAGTAGATAAAGTAACCTATAAAACAACTACTTTAATCAATAAATATAGATTTGAAGATATATTAAAACAAATTAATTAAAAATGCACGGATTAGGAGCAGGTAGATATATAACTATGTGTGGTTGTTGTAATAAAAATTGTGTATTTATGTATTGTCATTCAACGAAAAATTATCATTGTTGTGGTTGTGGTTGGGATAATAACGGGCAAGGACACTTTACAATGAATCCTCATCCACCTTTAGAACTTATGAGATAAAAATGGACTTAAAAAAGAAAATAAATGAACTAACTGGTTTGGAATACAAATATTGTGACAAACCCCTGAAAGGTGGAGATATACTTGAACCTACAGGAGAATTATTCAAAGATGTGGTGTGTTTAGACTTCAAGAGTTTCTACCCTAGTATTATTATTAGTCTTGAATTGTTTGGTCATAAAATGAATGAGTTTCTTAAAGAACAAATGAAATTAAAGAATTTGGGAGACAAAGACGCCAAGTTAATAATGAACAGTATTTATGGTTATTTTAAACACTATGACTATGAAAAAGCATGTATAGTGACTAAATTAGGTAGGGAAACCATAAGAAACCTTAGAGAGTATCTTAAAGAACAAAATTTTGATATTATTTATAGTCATACTGATAGTGTTATGGTGTCAGATATTAAAGATAAAGATAATTTAATGAGTTTTGTAGATGTGTTTGTTAAATCTCAGTTTCTTAACTTGACTTTAAATATAGAAAATGAGTTTAAATTTATATATTTCCAAAAAATAGGAGATAATTTTGCTAAAAATAGATATGTTGGAGTTGATTATAATGATAGATTACATTTAAAAGGTATAACTCTTAATGAAGAAGAAATAAAAATGATAGATTTTATTCAATATACATTGTCTAAAGGTAGTAACATTTGCAATACAAAAGAACTACAGCAATACTTAGAAAAATACTACAAATCTAATGAAAAAAAACAAAGGTTTATAAATCTAGAATTATTAAATATAATTGACATGGAAAGTCATAAAGTAAATTTTTAAAATGGTAAAAGTAAAAGAAATTAAAAAAACGACAGGTAAGAAAAGTAAAGTTACTGTTAAGTCGGTTATTGTGAAAGTTAGGGAAAATCTTAATAAAAAACAAATTGAGAAAGTTTCTTTAGTTTTAGAAGAAAAGTTTGAACAACTAGATGCAGCTGAAAAAGTAGTCAAGAAAATCAAAGCTCAAATAAAGGCTATTGAAGCTATGGATATTAATGATTTAGATTTAGATGGTTACGAATTTGAATATTGAAAGCATAGGTAGTGTTTTAGCATTTTTTGGAGATAATCCTGAAAAATGTGTAGTCACATCAATGGATATACTTTTTACTCAACCTGAAATATATCCTCACATCTTTGGTTCAGCGGGAATGGTGAGAAATAACTCTCTATCAGTTTGTGAAGTTATACAAACTCCTCCTTTGGACATAGAAGTAGAATTATCTCTAAACGTTAATTCTGATATGATGCGAGAATTATTTATGGTTGAAAATGGAATAAAATATATTCCTGAGAAAATATCTAAAAAGAAAGTAGAAGATTGTACTATAAAAGAACTTTTATTTGCTACAAAATATAAGTTAAAATCAAAAGATTTATAAACTTAGAGATGTTACCTATTTTAAGAGTTCAACCACATAAAGTTGAATTCTAGCACTTTTTGTTAGTAAGGTGTGTTCCTACCTGGATATAGCCTAAGAATTATATCTGGGTTTTCAAATAAAAAATGGTAATAAAAACAATAAATAATATGAAATTATATAAAGTAATTTCTAAAGACGGTATGGCACAAAATGGAGGGAACTTTGATTATAACCCTTATTTTCCTAAAAATGGCAAACCTGGAAAATGGACACCTGAAGTTAAGACTAAAAAATGTAAATCAGGATATCACATTACTAATTATTGGAATATGTGGATTAATCATAAATCTGATTTGGTTTTTGAAGTAGAATGTAAAGATATAAATGAATATAATGGTGTAGGAGTCATTGATAAATATGTTAGTAGTTCTATAAAATTAATTAAAAAAATTAACATAGAATTTGACCAACATTATAATACTGGGTATAGGAATACTGGAGATAGGAATACTGGAGATAGTAATACGGGGTATAGGAATACTGGAGATAGGAATACTGGAAATTGGAATACTGGGTATAGGAATACTGGAGATAGGAATACTGGAGATAGGAATACTGGAAATTGGAATACTAGAGATAATAATACTGGAGATAGGAATACTGGAGATAGGAATACTGGAGATAGTAATACTGGGTATAGGAATACTGGAGATAGGAATACTGGAGATAGTAATACTGGAAATTGGAATACTTGCGATTATGAAACAGGAATGTTTAATACTCAAGCAAATTCAAGTATTAGAATATTTAATAAATATATTGATATGGATATTTGGAATAAATATTCTAAACCTAATTTTATATACTTTGATTTAAAAGAAGATTATAACGAAAGTTTCATAAAATCATTCAACGAAACGACAAAAGAAGATGTAAAATTATTATTGAAACTACCTAATTTTAACTATGAGGTTTTTGAAGAAATCTCTGGGATAACAAAGAAAATGATAGAGAGGAAATTAAAATGATTATAGATACAAATACATTTGGACAAACAATAGGTCAAATATCAGGTAAATTAATGGATAAAGACTTAGAAGCATACAAGAACGGAGAATTAAGGGAGGATTTTTTTAAATTAGCAGAAGAAAGTCTCTTGATGAGGACTTTATTATTAGAGAAAATTAAAACACATCAGATTTTAGGACCAATGTTAGATGCAAAACTTAAATATTAAAATGAAACTTCAAGAAATAATTACAAAAGACGAACAAGATAGAGTAGTTAGAAATAAATTTTATATTTCTAATGATAAATCTGATGTAAGTCACACGATTAGTTATAAATACGCCAGAGAACAACTAACTTATAGTGGACTCATTATGGGTTTTGACTGTTCTGATTATGAATGGAATAATTACCAAAAATATAAAATAAGGAGTTATTAGAATGAGTTTAGAATATAACGACGAAAACCACACTTATGAAGTTAAAGGTAAAAGACTTATAGGAGTTACTACTTTAGTTCATAAATATAGTAGTGATTTTAATAAAGAAGAAATTATTGATAAAATATTCGAAAAAAGTTATCATCCTGAAATATATTTAGGTTCTAATGGTAAATATAGGTTCTTCACTAAAGAAATGATATCTCAATTATGGAAAAATAAAGCTGAATATGGGACTTTTATTCATCAATTAGCAGAAGATATTATTAATAACAAAGAAGTCTTAGTTAAGTGTCCTGAGGTTAATCAAATCAAGAGATTTTTAAAAGAAGGTTATGAAGTAATTGCTACAGAACTTAAAGTGTATTCGGAAGAGTTAGGTGTTGCAGGCACAATAGATTTAGTACTAAAGAAAGGCGACAAATATTATATTGCAGATTGGAAGACTAATGTAGGTAAAGATTTAAGTGATATTAATGGAGATAGATGGACAAACTACTTAAAAAAACCATTAAATAACACTCCAGATTTACCTTTTTGGTTATATAGCTTACAAACCTCTGTATATCAATATATATTACAGAATGATGTGAAGTATAAAGACACATACAAAGAGTTTGGAGATAACTTTTTAATACATTTAACGGGAAGTAAAGATGAACAAGTGTATAATATGTCTAAAATTGATTATAAAAAGATTAATGTTCCTTTCATGCGACAGGAAGTAGAATTAATGTTAGAGGGTCTAAAGAATGGATGAAAAAATAAGATTATTTAGTATGTTTAGTGGATATGGAGGAGCAGAATTTGCTCTTCAAAAAGCGGGAGTGAATTATGAAGTTGTAGGTTATAGTGAGATTGATAAATACGCAATTCAATGTTACGAACAAAATCATAGTAAAGTTAAGAATTATGGAGATTGTACTAAGATTAATCCTAACGACATTCCAGACTTTGATTTACTTACAGGTGGTTTTCCTTGCCAAGCATTTAGTAATGCAGGTAAAAGATTAGGCGAATTAGATACAAGAGGAACATTAGTTTATGATATTGTAAGAATTGCAGAAGTTAAACAACCTAAGTGGATTGTATTAGAGAACGTTAAAGGATTTACTTTCAAGAAATTTAAAGATACTTTTGATAAAGTTTTGAGTGAGTTTGATAGAATTGGTTATAATATTAAATATCAAGTGTTGAATACTAAAGATTATGGTGTTCCACAAAATAGAGAAAGAGTAATATTTGTAATGTATAGAAAGGACTTAGAATATACTTTCGAGTTCCCCGAAAAACAAGAACTAAAATTATCTTGGAGGGATTTAAAAGATGACGAAATTAACTATAAAAAGGTAAAAAAAACTCCTTCTAGAGATATTATGAGAGAAAAATGTAAAAATATTACTACTGAAGATATTGTAAGTTGTATATCTTTAAAACAAGATAGATTTCCAAACGCGGGAATAATAGATTTTGAAGATTATTATAGATTTTTAACTCCAATTGAAGTATTTAGGTTACAAGGATTCTTAAATAATGAGATTAATCTTGAAAACCTTAGTGATACTCAAAAATATAAATTAGCAGGTAATGGTTGGAGTATTAATGTTTTTGAACAAGTGTTTAGAAATATGTTTAAGAAATGAAACTCATTCAATTAAAAAATAAGGACCTTAAATGGGTTAGAGAGAAATTATTAATAGAACAAGGTTATACTTGTGCAATATGTGGTTGTGATTTAGAATCTGATGTTAAATCTAACCCTAAAAACATACATATTGACCATGAACATTTTGGTGAACGGAGAGTCAGAGCTGTGTTATGTAGGAGATGTAATGTTATTGAAGGTAGAGTGTGGAAGTGGTATAATAGATACACTAAAAAAAAATTAAACAATAATAAAGATTATCAAAATATGCTCAAGGGACTTAATTTTTATTACGATAATCATATAACTCAATTCATACACCCTTTAGCTACAAGAGTTAAAAGAAAGAGAAAGAAAAATGCAAAGAAGTAAAAGATCAGGGATATTTGTGACATCAGACACACATTTTAATCACTCCACAATGATAAAAGAACAATGGAGAAAGTTTAAGACTGTAGAAGAAATGAATGAGTTTATTATCAAACAATGGAATTCAGTAGTGAATCCTAATGACACAGTTTATCATTTAGGTGATGTTGCTTTGAATAAAAAAACTGATTATGATAATAATATACAACCAAGATTAAATGGTAATATTATATATATTAAAGGTAATCATGACCCTTTAAATATATCAAATATACAATCTATGATAATTTTATTTCAAGGTAAAAGTGTAGAATTAGTACATAATCCGATAGATAGTACATTTTCAACAGATTATGTTATACATGGACACATACATAAATATAAAGAATTTAATACTGATGAACCTAATAGATTTTATAATGTAAATGTAGAATTTCATAAATTCAAACCTAAGTTATTAAATAATATTATTGGTGAGTTGAAACTTAAAAAATAAAAAGGTTTATAAATACAAACATATTATCTATATTACTTATATTAAAAAATGAAAGAAACAAAAAATACTGAAAACCTAGAAGAAATAAAAGAGTTTTATTTATCATATCAAGACGATTTTGAAGATTTTATCTTATTTTTAGAAGATGAAATGTATTTAATAGATAAAATATATTCTGAAGAAAGTAATTGGAATAATGGAGATATTAATTCAGGACAATATTCTCGTTCAAAAGAAGAAATTAGTAGTTTAATTTATGATGTATTAGAATACTTAAAAAAACAAGACTATAGGTGTCCTGAATGTGCTATGAAATATAATGATGATAATTATATTACAGTATCTGAGCCAAGACCTTATGGTGAGAGTTGTTGTTATGAATCTGTTGCAATAGGTTACAGGTGTAAATGTGGTTATGGAGAAAAATATTAAAATGAGTTTACAAGAATCAAAATTAGTATTTGATGCTAAGAATTCTTATGGTGTTAGTGTTAAAGCATTTTATTATGAGGATGTTAAGAAAGCAGTTTTAAAATATAGAAAAGAATATATTGAACAAGGGTTTTTTAGTATTGAAGTCTATGATTTAATATTTGGGTTTGATGAAAATGAATAAAGAATATAAAGAATATAAAGAATATAATAATAAAGAAAAAGGATTTGGAAAATCCGTTTAATTATACAATAATAAAGAAATATGGAAAATAAAAAATATAATTTGGAAATTACTGAATTACAGAAATGCGCAATCCTTAGTGGATTGGATTTATTAGAAAGGATGTTGTGTGATGATAATCCTTCCCATAAAGCAAATGAACTAGGTATTAGTAACATTAGGGCAATTTGTAACGAATTAAGAGAAAAATTAAAATAATAGTTTTGTAGGTATCTAAAATCTACACTAATTAAAAAAAATGTATCAAAGAGTTAAATTTAGATCAACACAAGAAAATTATAGAAAAGAGTTTTTAGGACTCAAATCTAATACTTTAAGAAAACAAGATATAGAAGACGAGAGATTTCAAAAGTTACTCGATTTTGAATTAGGAAATTTAAATAATTTAGTTATTGAAATTATAAATACGAAAACTAATGAGTCTTTTCAAAAGATTATCTCTGATGTAACTTCTTATGAAGATTGGATAATAATTAGTTGGAGAGTTTGAATAAAAATATATTTCAATGAAAGAGATATTAAATAATCTAAAACCTTTGTATCTTAATAGTAGTGATTACTCGGGCAAAGATTGGAAACTGAAAGAGGATTGTAGTGTTTTTAGTAACAGAAAATTATGTAAATATGAGATTGTGGTAGATTTTGATAATGTAAGTCATGACCAAAAAACACAAATCTTAACTTGGTTTATAAAACATAATTTTTTATTTGTTATTTATACTTCAAGTGAGACAGGTTTGCACTTACATTTCTTTAGTAAATATAAAAATAAGTTCCATAAACGTAAACTTTTAGAATTAATAGAACAAGATTTAAAAATTCCTATAGATTCTGGTCCAGTTATGAGAGGGTGGATTAGAGCGGAAGATTCAGTACATCCTGTAAAGAAAACAATAAAGACTTTATTATATACTAATATCTCCAAATTAGCTTATTTAAGTCCTCTTTTTTATACAAATGAATTAAGTTACTCGACACATAAAAAAGTCTTGTCACAATCAATCTTAGGCGATGAAATTATACTTTCTCCTGAAACTGAAACTCCTAAAAGTATAAGATATATGTTATCCCATAAATTTACTGATGGTAGAAGTAGAATTATATTTTGTTTAATGAGTTATTGGAAAGATAAAGGTTTAGATAATAATAAAATCTTTGAAAATACTAAAGAATGGTTGAGAAAACAGAATTACTATATCCAAGACCATAAAATTTGGGCAAGTATATATTCAAATAAAGCTAGAGTAAGAGATAATTATAGGTTAAATCTCTTAAATGAATTAGGTGTAGATATAAAAACGAAAGATTTATAAATACATTCAGATTTATTATATTATGGAAGAAGACATAGCAATTCCCGAAATAATTATAAAGAAAAGAAATGGTGAATACCTTGAAGATGATTAAAAAAACTATACTGGGGGGTCAAAAAAATATAAATTCGCCTTTAGTATAGATTTCAAAATAAAATTCCTAAAAAATATAATTTATAACTTTTTAGTAGTAAAAATAGTTATATATTTTATTAATGAATTGTTTTCGTTATTATATAGTAGTAAATTACACAAAGTTTAACACAATTTCAAACACAAAATTAAACATAAAATTATAAACTTAATTTCTACAAAATTTATTACATAATTTCTACAAAATCTCTACATTTTTTTTCACACACAAAAACACACACAAAATTTAACACAATTTCAAACACAAAGTTAAAAGTAGAATTAAATAAAAAATATAATATGAGTAAATATAAGTAAAAACTACAAGAAATAAGGATTAAATGTTAATTAAATGAGGGTTAATTATGAATTATTTTAAACTCTTTATTAATAAATAATAAATTTAAGAGTTTTTCTTTTTGTTTTTGGTTTTTATTAGGATAAAAATCATTAACTAGAGTTTTTAAATCTTTATAATATTCTTCTTTTATTTTTATTGAGTAAATCAAAGCATCATTATAATTATCAAAAGATTTATTATTTATTTTATACATTTTTTCACCTCAAATAAATTTATTCTATTGTGTTTTTTATCTAAACTTTTATTATATTGTATTTTTAATACTTCACCTTTATAAAAAGCTTCACCAATTTTAAGATTTAACATTGTACCTCCTTTTAAATTAGTTCCTAAACTTAGCACATATTTTTTTAATTGCGAACCTTGTATAAAATCTTTAAATAATATTTTACACAATATATAATTATTGTCAGGAATTAAGGAGCATATGAGTTTATTATAATATTCTGTGGTTCCTGCAAGTATTACTATATTATTATTATGTTCTAATTGGTTAAATATTTTTTTTATTATATCATTATTGTGTCTATCCTCAATATTAAACAATAAATGGAACTCGTCAATAAATATAAAAGAGTTGTTTATTTGCTCTAACTCTTCCAAAGTATCAAAAAAACTTAAACCTTTATTTTTTAATAAAAGTTTTGTCTCTTGATGATAACAAAATACATATTTATTCGTTTTCGTATTCTCAACACTATTAATAAAGTTAAACAATGTAGTAGTTTTACCTGAGTGTTTACTCCCTACAATAGCAAATACTTTTCCTTGTTTTAGTATATTAATCAAATTCATATTTATAAAACCTCTTTAATTACAATATTATTTTTATTATTCTTATATTTATTGAAATAATCATAAATTATTTTATGTTTTATGAAGTGTTCTTTATTAGCTAAAATAAATAATTTCTCATCTTTATAAAATACTTCTGCAAATCTCCCTAAACTATTAGTATAACTTTTTATATTATAACCTAAAGGTTTTATATCTTTTCTAACCTTTTTTAATTCTTCTAAGTTTTCAACTATCATCTTTTAAACCTCTCATCAATTATTAAATTTTTCATCGTATAGTTTTTTTTATGTCTTCTGCTCTCTTTTTGAGCCTTTAAGTCGTTTAATATTACATTTATTGAGGTTATTTTTTCATTTAATTCTCTTTCTTCCATAAATTGAATATTTTTATTTATTTCCCCTCTTATTTTCTCTATCTCAAAAATTTCAGGTTCTTTATAATTTATTTTAGTCATTTTTTATTTAAATTGTTCTTTTAATATATTACTTAATAAATGTTTTATTAATCCTTCACTTTTTAAAAAAGACAAATAAAAATTTAAGTTATTTTTATCGGATAAATCCACATTAATTTTCATTTTCTACCTCTTCAAAAATGTCTTTTAATTCACCAATAATGGTATTAATAAAATCACCATAATCATTTAAATTAATATCACTTTTTAGTAAACTTGCTAGTTTTTCACTATTTATATTCTCTATTGTATAACCTAATCCTCGAGCTAATTCTAAAGAATTATTTAAACTATTATCATTCTCTTTTAAATACTCAATAGCGTTTGAATAATAAATAACTTCTGTATCTGTTATTTGTCTTTCATCGTTTAAATCTCTTAAATATTCCTCTAAATCCTCAATATTATCAATTTCCTTTAATTCTTCAATATCTATATAATTAAATACAAAATCGTTAAAATTATAATATTTCTCTTCTGACTCAATAAGAGCCTTTAATTCATTTATTTGTTTATCGTTCATTTTTTTAATTCCTCATTTAAATAATCTTGTTCTATTTGTTTTTTTGTTTCTGCCTTGAAGCCATTTTGTAACAAAAACTCTTTAATGTGTCTTAAAGTAGTCTGTGAATGGGTACCTAAAACAATAACCTTATTTAAATCTTTAATAATATAACTTACTAATAAGCCATAACTATATAATTCTATAGTTTCTCCATTTTCTTTTATTAAAGCTTTATTATAAAAGCTTTTTTTACTGTCATATTCCGTATTTAATATATATTCCATTTTTGTTTAGTGGGGGTGTGTTCCTTACTTCAACTCCCTTAAAGTATAATAATTTAAGGTTTATTATAACCTTTTGTAACTCCTAAAGAGTTTATTTTATTTTTAAATACACATTACAAACATTATAGTTTAATTTATTTCTCGCTACTTTTTGTAATTTATCTCCTGTAAATTTTTCTAAGTATTTTACAAATCTTAAAATTAAAGATTTATATTCTATTCTTTTTAATCTACTTATTTTGTTTATCAGTGTTTTTATTTCTTTTGTTTGTTTCATGATAGTAATACTAATATAGAGTATTATATAAATATTTGTTCTTACGAGGAGTAGTAAATAGAATTAGTCTTTTTGTTGTTATTATGTAGTAGTGAATAGATAATAGGTGTATTAGTATGGGCGGATATATAAATGTATATAATGTATATAAATGTATATAGTACTATATGTAGGATACAATGTGTAATCTTATGTTATTGTGATGTATTACATATACTATAACATAGGATATGATGATCTAAAATTATGTAAATAACATAAAATAACATCATATAACACAAATATTGTATATAATGTAAATACTATAAATAATGTCATTATAACCCCTTCCAATAACTCTTTTTATTGTTACATATGTCGTACTATTGTTTTTATATTGTGTTGTAGTGTGTTATATATGTATAACAAATGTATATAGTAGTATATAGTTACATATGTTTTATACAAATGTATATACCAACATATATTTCAAGAATAAGCATAAGGTTACATAGGTGTATATATATATAGGTCATTAGATACATTGTTAGATACATTGTTAGGTACTTTGTTGGATACATTGTTTATATCATAGTTACAACCTTAGTGTAACACAAGTATCGTTGTAAAACAACTTCAAGAAAAAGTCAAAGGACTGTTGTGATATTAATTCACTCTAGGCAAATATATTAATGTTTTGTGAATACAGTTGTAGTGAATATTATATCACACTTTTATCATAACTTTCCTTTAACTCTATAGAACGTTTAAGTTATATTAAGACACTTACCCACAATCCATACTCTTGATATCCTCAACCTTTGTGTTGCCAGTCAGGTTTACTTGTCTCCAAAAGGATTTACTTGTGTCTTTGTTGTTCAGAACTTCACCAACGATTAGGTTCTAGCTATATCAGCTCAGGGGGCATAAGCTTCTTTTTACAGAGTGACTTATGGTCCTTACTTATAATTATACTTTATGTGATAATTTTCTTTATAAATATTTGGTTCGAATTTCGAACCTATATGGTATAAAAACAGTATAAAAGCAAAGGTTTATAAAGGTTGAAATCCTTATAATAGTATGAAAGCATATAAAAGTTTTAGTTGTCCTAATTGTGGGAGTAAAGAAGTACAAGCAGGAATACAAAATCGAGGGGTAACTTTAATATTTGCAAGATGTTTAAGTTGTGGATTTATGAGACAAAGTATGGCGAGATTTAGTTAGTAAGATGGGTAAACATAAAGATGTAACAAGTATTGTTAGGACTAAAGCTTCACAACAATACAGAGATTTGACAATAGCGCATAATGAAAGAACTACAAAATGGGCTGAAGCGTTAAGTAAAGTTCGTGGACTTAGTGTTGACGAGATACAGGCTGAAGTAATTGCTTTCTTCCTTCAAGAGTTAAGAAATACTGATGACCTTGCCACTATGAGTAAAGTAAATATAGCCACTTTGACTATGAAAGAGCAGTTAAAGTTTGAGACCAAGAAAGCTCATTTAGAAAGAAAGTATAATAAAGCTATTGATGAGGGTGATGAACAACTAGCTGAAATTATATATGAAGAGATAATTGAGTTATTAACAGATACAGAAGCAGATTATAAAAAATTCAAAGCAATTAATGATGCTATTAAAACAATGAAATCATTAGAGCCTAAGAGTATAACTGTGAATACACAATCACAGGATGATAAAATGATATTTGATATTAAAGATGGAGTATATACTGAAGAATGAAACTTACTATTGATGATTTAAAGAGAGATTTAGAATTTCAAGAATATTATGATACTCTTAATAGTAATCCTTACTACACTAAACTTACTAATGAAGATAAACAGAGGTTTGAAGAGTATTGTACTCCTATGCTTAAAATGTCACTTACTATTGCTAAAAGACATCCTTTTTTATGGGGGAAGTGGGTTTGTGGTATTAATCCTTATGATTATCAGTTTAAAATGCTCGATGATATGTATAAATACAAATTTTTTATATGTAATACTTCAAGACAAATAGGTAAATCTTTAGTTATTGCTATTTTTGCATTTTGGGCCGCTTATAATAATGTTTATCCTGTGGGTATTGACAAGAAAACAAAGATAGGTATTGTTTCAGCTACAGAAGACCAAGCAAAGAAGTTATTAAGAGATATTTATACAGTGATTCAGAACGCAGATGGAGTATTTGCAAAACTTACTAAAGGAACTGAACACTCATCAAGACAATATTTCACTAATAAAATGACTGAGAAACCTACTGCGTATAAACTTATGTTTCCAAGTGGAACTATTGAATGTTTCCCTCCTACTAAAAAACTAAGAGGTAACTCATTTAGTTTCTTGATTATTGATGAAGGCGATTTCTTAGGTTGTGAAGACCCTAATTATTTCTTTAACTCCGAAGCTTTACCTACTTTAAAGAAAACTGATGGGCATTGTATTATTTGTAGTACACCTAAAGGAACTCCGAGTTATTATAGAGATATATTTAGACCTGAGGAAGAGAATCCTGCGACTGGTTGGCATAGAGTTTGGTATAATTGGACCATTTACGAAGATGACTGGGTTAATGGATGGGTTAGACGACAACAATCTATAGAACAAGGAAAATTAAGAGACTTTGAAGCAGAGTTTGAAGCAAAATTCACATCAGGTAGATACAGTTTCTTTGACCCAGAAAAAATAGATAAATGTACAGCTTTAAGAAGTAGCATTGATGAATGTTATGAAAAAGTGTATGCTGGGGTAGATTTTGGTAGTGTAACTTCAAGAACGGCAGTAACTTTAGCATATTTTGACGAAAAAGAACAGAAATCTATTATTTTAAGAACTAAAGAGTTTGTACAAAAATATGAAAACGATAAACTTGTTGATTATTTTAAAAGATTAAGAGAAAGATATAGATTACATACAATAATTACTGAGTCGTGTCCTGCTGGTGACACGCCTATAGCGTTATTAAAGAGAGCTGGGTTTAGGGTCTTGGAGTTTAATTCAAAAGCGGACAAAATCAGAAGTTATGAGAATATGCAAATAGCAGTTAATAACCAAAAAATAGAGTTCTATCAAGACAAAACTATGTTAATGCAATTAAAAGGTTTAGAAGCAATAGAAACTAATATGGGCAACACTCAAATACATAAACCTAAAGGAATGAATGATGATGTTGCAGATAGTGTGATGTTCGCTATAAGTGAGTTCATCAAACCCAAAAAAGGTGGGAAGAGGTATATATTATGATTTATTTAACAGAAAAACAATTATCTGAATACATTTTAAAGTATTCGCAAAGATTAGAAGACTCGGGATTAAACAAAGATGAGGTAGAAATAAGATTAGAAAGTCATTTGAAGACAAATGTAGTAATAAAATACACAAAAGCCTGGCAAGATAGAGTATATAAAGAATTAATGTATATTTGGACCGAAGTTCCTGGAGGATATTGGCAATTACAGGATTTAATGCATTCACCTCATGTAGAATTTGAACATTATTCTAATAGAAGCAAACAAAGTTATGAAAAAGGTAATGTTTCTTTGAGTATGGCTAAAAAAGAATTATGTCCTGAACAATATAAGTTTTATGAGACTTCTAAGAAATTTAAAGAAATAAAACTTAAAAAAGACAAAGGAATTTATGAAGGATATGATGTCGAGGTTGAGGGTAAAATTATAATTCCTGATAAAACTCACAAAAACCAAAAGGTTTATAAAACAAACTAACAAATAAGATATAAATATGGTTAAGATAATTAAGGTAATAAAATGACAATGCAAACACTCATAAAATGGCCTGGTGGTAAAACAAAAGAATTTATCTATATAAAAGATTTAATTCCTTCTTTTGAAAGATATATTGAACCTTTTTTTGGTGGTGGAGGAATATTTTTTCAGTTAGAACCTAAAAATACAATAATTAATGATATTTGTGAAGAATTAACTGACTTTTATTCTTTGTTAAAAGAAGAGAATGAAAGAGAAGATTTTAAAAAAGAATTATATGAATACGCTAATAACTGGGAGAAAATACCTA